AAGGTTCATTGATAATAGAATGATATCAGCAAACAGTGTAACTCCTTTTTTTACACATTACCAAGACGCGTAGACACTAAAATGCGTAACTGTTATAGATGTGGTATTGAATATCCTAAATATCGGTCTAGACCTAGTGATAATTGCCAGTCATAGGTTTTGTCCTGGAAAACACTTACCAAACTTAGTAGTCCCATTAGCCCCATCAGGAGACAAGATATCAGCTATTGTGGTGTTATCGGTGTAGTGGTTCCCGTTATTTGTTGCAGTAGCGGGTGTAGTTCCTTCGAAGTCAAACTCCGCAAGATATCTCCCCTCAGGAGTAACGCCTGTCATATTTAAATCTCCCTGATACGCATGATATCCAGTGTCTCTACCCGGACGATTACTGCTCATAGCTTCTTCTACAGCTCCAAACTGTATTAAATGGACTAGATTCTCATTTTGAGTGTAAGGACCACCCGCTTTCTTCCAATCAATCAGAGTTCCGAAACCTCTATTAAACAGATGATCAATAGGTGAATTAGGAATGATATTATTTATTAATCCTACTGGAATAAGTGGTCCTAAGCCAGAATCACTACCTGCATCAGTGCCTCTATCGAGGGCAATGTTCCAGATACCGAGTTGATGAATTTGCATATCACCATTAGTATTAGGAGTTCTTAATCCTCCCATAAACAAACCATTTGATACATTATGAACGATGTTTCCGCCACCATCTGAAGCAAGGTCACCAATACTATACGACATAGTATCCGTAAAAACCATCAGTGCTTATATTAGAGAGTCGAAGCATAGCAGGAGCCCCACCGCTTGGATGAGTAGCACTATTCATATATGCTCGTAATTTAGTAGGATTGTCATCAACAAAGTCACCACCTTCAAAACAAATTACTAAAAAGTACCAAGCATCATTTTGAGCATTGGTTGCAGTAGCAGCACCTCCCCAACTAAAAAAACTCGCACTAACGTCGTTATTCCCCCCACTCGTGGTTCCAGCATGGCTAAAAGTAGCTATTCTATTAGTAGTATCCGCTTCGTCAGTATAAGTAACTACAATTCGATGGGCTTGCCCTCCAGCTCCTCCTAATTCTACCCCTGTTACGACAATCTGCCATCGATTACTCCGAAAACCACTTCCACTGGGCGGGCGAATTGCTATTCTAGAAAATAACTGTAAGTTGCCAATGGTAGTTGAAGCCCTACCCGCTGCCATATCAGTAGCATTTATATCATCTGGTCGAAACCATATAGCTATTGTATGTTGATTTCCAATAAGATTAAGAGCTTCTGGAACATACCCCCACATGCTTCTAGTATCAAGAGCAGGATCACCAGGATCAACACCGCCGTAGTTGACTATCTGAGTGTGAAAACAATTTTGATTAGGAAAGACATAAGCAGGCTCAGGATCAGCAACACCTTGTAGAGCTGCACCGTCTCCAACAGCAGCAGTCCACAAAGTAAGAGATAAATTTACTTCATCTGCGTCTAATGTTCTGTTGGTTGCTTGCAAGAAATAAGTATATGTCTGATCTATGTCTGCAGTAACCACGTCAACAGGAGAAAACATAACAGCTTGAGAGGTTTCAAAACTTCCATTTCTAGGTGTAGAAAGTGAAAAAGGTCTAGTTATTAATCCACCTCTAGCAGAATTATCTAAGTTAGATGCAGATTCAGTAGCAGCAAACATCTCTATTGTTTCTACCAACTCTGTAGCGTCTTCGAACAGAACATTAGAACCTTTAGCACGCCAAAGTTTTAGTATTGTTTTTGGATTAACTGAATTTGCTATAGCATATTTATCAAGAACATAAGACCCCCATGCATAAACGCTATATCCTTGTAGTAATCTAATATCATCTTGAACAACAGTACCGAGTACGAGAGGACCATTTTTAGCCCCTTCGAGCAGCATAACATCCTCTCCGGCAGTAAATTGAACTGTTTTAACTAGAGAAGACGATCTATCACGACCAATAGATACAACTTTAGCAACATAAGATCCTTTTGGTGCTTTGAATATTACTTCAGTTGTAAAGCTAGATTTTATAGTTCTCTCACCTGTAGTTAAGTTATCAAAAGTTACCTCATATCGAAGTAGTCTATTACTAGGGGTGGGGTCCCATACAATTTTAACTGATCTGATTCCTTTCTTAACCAAAATTCCAGTAGGAGGATATATATTTCTATTAGTTATTTGTCGAGCGTTTTCAAATGGATTTGTAGCCTGTCTATTATTAAGAGCAGCATCTAATAGGTGTCCTATTCTTTGCATTAAAGCTTTCTCCGACGGAGGAAGCCCTCTCATTTTAGCAAACCTATGTGCTATTGTGTTTCTTCGTCTTGCCACTATTAAACTCCTGTGCTTCCTATCTCAAGTATGTTAAGATGACACCAGTCCATTCTTGTTGAATCTAGAATCCTACCTGTTCCGTCTTCAGTCGTAGAGGTGTCAGACATGAGAACTCGTACTTCTATAGTCCCATCTAGATCTGGATGTGCTACAATAAAGGGTCCGATATTTAAAGAGTTAAAAAACTCTCCAAAACTAAGACGTTGATACTCCTCATCAGTTGTAACTCCGCTAGCTGTAACTATTTTTATCATTACACTGACTTGAACTGGTTGAGCCCCGGTTATTGCACATACCGGATCTGCGTATCCTGATATAAACCCCCATACCATACTATTACCCTGAGGATTAATTGGCGTATACGCTAAGCTTGTTCCTGGGCCACCAACAATAGTATGCGCTTCAACTCCAGTAATATTCACATAGAACGCTTCTGCTACATGTGATTGAATATCAAACAAAGTAGGTGATACGGTGGTTCGATCTGAATAAGGAGTAGTAGTTCCATCTCGTCTAACTCCTCGTACTCTAACAAACTTTGATGCCGTCAATCCATCAATTACAATTTGATGACCGAACGTTGTTATAGTAGTAAACGATGCGAAGTTACTTACTGTAGAAACATCTATTTCATAAAAACTTATTCGCTGATCAGGAAGAGCTGCCCATTCTATTATCGCTCCACGTACAGTAGCTGTCACTTCTAATACAGGTATCGGAAGTCGTTGATCTACCTTTCTTTTTAATAGCCGTAAGGATTCATCTAGACTAGTAAGTTCTTTAGAGTTCTGTAAGTCACTGAATATTCTATCTAATTCTTGCCTCTGCGAGATAGTCATATTAGTAAAGAACCTTGAAAACCCTTTTAGAGATTCACCGGGCATTAGTCACCTACCAATACTTCAAAGATGTTAAAGTTTTTTACATTGACGTTAGCATCAGCTGCATAGATTACCTGACCTCCAGAACTAAAAACAAAATCATTTTTAAACCCAGCACCATCGTGGTTTGTTATCATGTTAGCTTCTAATTTAAATGTATGTTTACCGGCTTCAATAGTTTGAAACTTTTGAACAAATGTTCCTCGCCTTGAATTTTGCCATTCTCCCGGTATTACTAGTGGGACATAAAAGTTATTCGTAGTTACTGAAAACTCATAGAAAGCAGATTGAGACATTGTACCATTAGTGGCGTACGTTGTAACACCAAAAACTTGTCCAACTTGTACAAACTCCGGAGTCGACGTCGGAGTTCTATCCATCCACTTAAACTCTATATCTGCCCACTCTACGTTACCATCAGCTGTATACTTTCTAAAGATTGATACGTCGTAATCTAATGCGTAATAAGTCTTACCTCCAATAGCTGTGTAGTCTCTTTCCCATACAGCTTGCCAGGGATAAAAAGCACTATCAATAATTCTTATTTCATGTTCTGTTCCATCATAAACCCCAAAAGCTTGAGCAGCGGGTGTAGTTCCATTTTGTGGATCAGAAAAAGGACCAACCTCTCCGTTCTTAGTTACGACTCTAGATCTAATAAAGTACTTCTGTCCATCCTCTAAACCAGAAAATACATAAATAGGATCAGGCGATGCAAATCTCTCTAAATTAAAAAACCCTTCTGTTAAACTGATATCAAATTCATAAAATAGTAGATTCTTCTGTCCCCGAGGGGGAGTAAAGAAAAATCTAATTTCTCTAAACTCTACATCAAATGTTATATCCTGTGAAACGATCTTAGGAACAAACGCAGAAAACTTTCTCTTCGGTGACTGTTCCACCTGAGCGGCTAAAGAAATACCAATAGCTTGTTCCAAATGACCGAGAAATAACTTGAGCTGTGATACCCTACCGGGGGGCCATTCCCGCAACCGAACTTCAGATTGCGCTCTGGGTACCTTGACACGCGCCATTATGACACCACATTATCGACATCGAGTACTTCAACATGAGCAGGTTGTACACGGAAAAACAGTCTAGCTGCTAGGATCTTACAATAAACATCCTTCTCATCATTCTGAAATGTAAACCGTACATACTCTCCCGGTGTTGTACTCGACCCTGGTATACTCTGTCGTATTAGTGAGTTGTTTGCACCGAATTGCATAGTCAACGCAGAGCTAGATGTAGCCAATGTTTGATCAATACCATTAGCTGTATCTACCGTTCCTGTCCACACACACGCATCATCGCTTCCTATTCTAAGCTCTAGTTTTAGTGGAGCAACTCTTCCGGTAGCGCCTTCTATTTCAGCCCCCATAATCCCTGGTCTTATATACGGAGTCTGTATTTTCATATCGATAGCATACGTTGTTCCAGCAGCATCTACCCAGTTCTTAGACGCATTATCAAACAGCTGATAAACCATGCCATCATCTCCACCAACAAGGATCTGAAAGTCTCCATCTGAATTTTCAATCTCTGTAGCGTCGAGAAAGTTTAAGTTGGCTCCAGATGGAGTCTTAATCTCAGTCCAATACCCAGTCTCTACTTGATCAATGGGGTATTGGTATGCAAAGATCGAAGTGTAATTACCTGAAGAGTTAGGATTGAATTGCATGATAAGGTTCTTAGACTTACTATGTACAGTATGTATCAATTCGATGTTGGCTTTATTTATAGTTGAACTGTCGTCATACTTATCTCGAATAGGCTCACTAATTTTCTTAGTATCACTAAGGTCAAACAACCGCATACCGTCACGGTCAACAGCGTACCCAATCAATCGTGCCGTACCGGCTGCTCGCCGTCCAACACACCCCATTCCAGCGACTATCTTATCGAGGGAGTAATCGGGGTTATCTCCAATAACTTGCCACTTACCGGTCTCAGTTTCAACCACCAATCCAGCATAAGACTCATACATGGCCGTGATTTTACCGTCCAGTTCGAACGTGTTGATCAGAGGAAAGCTCTCAGGCTCATTATCCTCAGAGAAATACAACGTGTAGGGGTTTGCAGGGTCACCGGCCATGAATACGGTTTTCTTCCAAACTTTAACAATGCCAGCCTTAGGAGGTACAAAGTTATCATCAGAGAAGTCACCAGCCTGCGGAGCAGTCTCATTACTAAGGCTACCATCAGCAGTGGTATCCGTGTAGGTAGTAGAAATATTATCTTCGATAGTGGTAAGGAATAACCATACTGAACCGTTACCTACAGTTCGATATATTCTCCGAGCAACCACTTGTGAATCTGAAGATACAGGAATTCTAGTAAGGTCGATTTGAAGGTGGCTAGCCGCAGTAATATTAACACTCTGAGGGCCAGCATTAGACAACTGACCATACTTACTAACATAAACAACTTTATAACTATATACGCCTGTAATACTACCCGTTCCAGATGCGGAAGCGACTAGGGCTCCTTCATCAAAGTGCTCATACCTATCTATCCTAAGATTATTAACGGTTGTATTTGCCGTTGAAAGATAAAATTCAAACTTTGTACGTTTAACGGCCATGGTTTCTGGATAAAAGAAACCAGTTTGTTGACCAGGAGGAGAGTTTGGTTGTCCACTACCAGGGGCCCCAGCAGTAAAGTCTAGTTTAAGTTTGTTCCACCCTTCAAAGAGAACACCGTTTGTAAAGTCAAACTGCCAGTTATTGTCATTTATAGTTGATGCGTCTGGGCTGACGTACACAGAAATAGCAGGCCCAGAGGTTCTAAGTCCGGTATTAGTAGGGTTAGTAAGAGATGCAGTAAGGATACCACGAGGAATATACGTATAGACGGCTACTCTATCCGGAACTGCTTCCGGATTCAATCTTTTATTATCCGGAATCAGATCTGTGCCACCATCGATATGTGCATAAAAAGGCTCGGTGGCTTTCTCAAAAGAAAATCTGCCAATGTTATAAAACACAGAATCAATCTTCATGGCATCACCATCCCAGGTGACGTGCCCGGTAGTGGCATTCGTCTGGTCTGATAAAGTACAATCTCTAGCTGTCCATGAAGAAGCACTACTAAACGGATCAATAACTACTGAGTTTCCACCGGGAGCATCTACTCCCCACTTAGTAATAACTGCTCCATCATATTTTATTAAGTCATCACCCTCACCTATACGGTCAGGATTGTAGTTGGTGATGTACATGAAGCGGTCTAGTCTATCTGCACTATGAAATAGGTCTGCTGTTCGACCAGTAAGAAGTGTTGTAACCTGATTTCCATCTATCCTACCGATTGTAGTCCCGATAGAAACGAGCGTATGTCTTAAGATTGTTCCATCAAGATCAGGTGCTTTATAGAAATCAATCCATGTGACTTTTGAACTACCACCTGCTGAGTATGGATCAGCAAGAATACGAGAGCTTCCACGGATCTTTGAGATAGCTCCATACTCTTCAAAGAAGTCGCAGTTATCCGCAATACGAAGTTGCTGAGGCTGTATTGCTTCAGAAGTACTCTTTGTATTGAGTCCCTGCCAACCTTTTATATCAAGGTAAGGTAGATGTTCACGTCCGGCCACTGTTAATCTCCACTATATACCCACTCCCATTAGCGAGGAATAGTTTATTACTCTTCCATGAGTTACAGGGACCGCATAGTGATTGTATATTGCTCTCTATTGCTTTCCCTCCGTTACTTACAGGATTCATATGATCAACTGTAAGACTGCTATTTGTACCACATAGCTGACAGATAGGTTGTCGTTTACGTAGTTCTGTTATAAAATCAGGAGTTACTCTGTGGTTTCTAGCTATTGCTTTCTTTCTTTGAAACTCTGGATCTAACCAGTAATGTTTTGTAGATCTTCGTAAACCGGCAGCTAATCCTTTATAACTTTTAGCGTACTTCTTTTCTATTTCTTTTCGTCGCTCAGGGTTTTCTTCAGCCCATTTCTTAGCTCGTTTCTTAGCTTCATCTCTGTGTTGCTCTCTCCACTTTAATGTAGTCTTTTTACCTTTAGTTGATTGCTCGTATCGTATACTACGTAATTCTATATTACAAGGTCTGCACCTAAACTTTCCATCATTACTAGGTCTAGACCGATATTTAGGATATTCAATACCACATCTATAACAGTTACGCATTTTAGTGTCTACGCGTCTTGGTAATGTGTAAAAAAAGGAGTTACACTGTTTGCTGATATCATTCTATTATCAATGAACCTTTCCCAGGTTATCTCCCACTCTGCACGCTGTCTCAGTAGACTTCGCAATCGTCCTTCTTCTTGAGCCTGCTCCACATCGAATAGAGCAACAGCTGTATCAAGCACTAATAGCTCATCTAACATGCTAGGATAATCTGAATGCAATTCATCGTCATCAGCTGTAAGCTCAGCAGGAGTAGATACATATTCCATGCGGATCTGTCCGCTAGTGGACGCAGTAGGCGCAGGTTCAAGAACGAACCCACTGCCGATGGCCCGATAAGCAGGCATATACGAATCGCCACTATTAGAAGGTGCTGATTTGGGGTAGTAATGACGCTCTTTACGTTCAAGGGGAATAGTACGACCATCCGAGCGGACGATTTCTAGTTTCAAAAGGCGTTCAAAGTTTGCAGGCCACGCATACCGCTCTTGATCAGCCACTGTATCTCTGGTGGCGACTACGGTAAAATAGCCCTCAAAGGCCATGATCAATTCAGTACAACGTTTTCTATAATGTGCATTGAATATTTGCTTGATAAGGTCATCACTCCAGAAACTCTTTGCTGCGGTTTCCTCACCAATGTATCTACGAATCCTAGTAATGAAATGACTAAGATTCCCTGTAAGCTGATCTGCCATCTATATCTCCTTCACTTGAGGAGCTAGTCGTCAAAGCCTACGAGTCCAACGTCCTCATCTCTTAAAGGCCGCTCCATAGTGCCTCGATTCTTTTGGCCTGGATATGAGATTATTTGACTAACAGTAGGATTGGTGGGTGCTGTAACACCACGCTCCATATTTTCCATAGCGTTTTTCGTCAACCACCTGTTCTCATCCTGTACGGCATCAAACATCTCTTGATGAGCGTCTTGTGCTTTGATGTGTCCTTCTTCTTGCTCATCTCTTGCGTGTCTGTTCCAGGCAATATCTCCGTAGGTATCACGAAACCTAGCCTGCATATTTAATCGTTTTGTCAATAGACTAAGATACTCAGAACTCCTGTCTTCGATTTTAACTATATGCGCCCAACCATGCGGTTCACAAAAACGCCACACATGCCAAGCGTATTCAGGAAGCGGGGTTCCCTTACCATCTGTAAGTACGAACCCCCAATTCTCTTCTCCGTGTTCCCTATGAATAAAGAACCTAGGATCTTCTAAGAGTCCCTCGTATTGATTCATAATGTCATCCCACATGACTCTGAAGGGATGCCATATGATGTACAACTTAGAATCAATCGATTTAAGGTCATCTTGGAACCATGACGGGAGATCGATCCCCGCCGTGAATTCCTTATAAGATGAATTGCTTGGTCTTAAGGCTTCAGGTAATCTCATATCCTCTCCCCAGGATTAATGTTACTTGACTGCCGCAGTAATCGAATCACCAAATACAATTACACACACGTTAAGCGAGCCGGGCGGATCTCGAAGTGTAACAGTTTTTCCACTAAGAGACACTGATAGATCGACCGTTCCGGTAGCATCACCTGTAACCACACCAAACGCAAAGCTTGGGTTTGACAACTTCGATGTGAAGGTGTCACCATCATTGGGATCGGTTAGGTGAACCACTTCGATCTTGAACGGACCCAAAGCCGCAATGTACGATTTACCTACGTCTGTAAAAGCTGCCATTATTTACTCCTTTTCTTATACTCATCTTGTCTCTTTTTACGACAAACACCACAATACTTTGGGGTACGACCACCTAGCCGTACCTTCTTTATGGGCATGCCACAGTCTTGACAACGAAGAGTCATAATATTTATAAATAAGGGGCTTCTAGAGCGAAGCCCCTATGGTTAGTTTAGACTGTTAAACGTTTCTTATGTGAGTTCAGGCTCAATGCCGTCGCCAAACGCTGCAAAACGAACCACTGCAGACGTACCAGGGACTACTGCAAAGTCTGCACCATCCCATGCCAAAACCTGTTCAGCTGTGTAGTCATACGTAGCTGAATGAATGTTCGTCGTTGTAGCCACAGCACCGTCAACATCTTCAATATTGAGCAGAATACAATCCAAATTCCGAAGCCCAAGGTTAGCGGCAGTTACAGGCTCACCACCAGATGTGTATGCGGTGATATCCATACGACCAACAACCACAGTTTTGTTATTAGCAGGGTTACCAGCAGAATCGCGTCCACCGGTAGCTCCCCAAGGAAGCACACCACGAAATCTAGTTACAATATCAATAGCCATGTTTATCTCCTTTATGCCAATGCTGGAGCACGGGCAGAATCACCAAATGCTACAAAGCGAACTTCGGCAGAGGTATCTGGGTCAGTGACTCCAGCAGCACCGTCAAACAATAAAAGCAGCTCTTCAGCATGTTCATATCCTGCATTGTGAATATCTGTTGCCGTAGGCAGAGTGCCATCTACATCAATGACCGATATATAAAGCCCATCAATAGTAAGAAGGCCAAGATCTTTTGCCGTCAATGGTTCACCGTTAGTCGTGTACGAAGTAATGTCAATATTACCAACAACCACAGATTTGCTGTTTGAAGCAGCACCGGTTGCTCCGTACCCACCTTGCTGAAGCACTGTGTGGGATCGAATAGTTACATCAATAGCCATTTTGTATCTCCTTTATGTCAGGTCAGGTGCAGCAGCACTGTCACCAAAAGCAAGAAACCGCAGCTGCGCATTAGACCCTGCAACAGTGACTCCACCGTTACCGTCCCAGATCAAAAGCAATTCATTAGTACGATCATAATTTGCAATCGGGATTTGGCTTGTCGATATGACAGTACCGTCAACATCTAGTATGTCGAAAAAGATAGCATCAATAACGGTTAGTCCAAAGTCTCTCGGCACGATAGGCTCACCGGCTGATGTATAGGTAGTAATGTCAAGGTCACCTTGAACCATAGTTTTAGTATTTACTACCGCTCCAGCTGAATTATGACCTGAAACCAAGAGCGGCGTACGCGATCTAATTCTAACGTCAATCGCCATAGTGTATCTCCTTTGTTAAATGTTCGTTTTCATCCATGCGGGTTTAAGCATGTTATGATCACATCTTGTTCCTACTGTAGGATCGCACCGATTAAATGAGCTACTTCCAAAGAGCCGAACTCCTCGATATAGAACAAGAGGTGCGATGTTCAGCCACCACGGTAGAAGCTCACGAGCATGTTGTCGGAGTGCTTTATCAGCAAACTTTCTAGCTTCTGGTGTTGACCACTCTTCTGCGTGACAGCGTGAGCAGTAATGCCAATCGTGGACTCTACCAGCAGGGGTTATGTTGTGTCGTAGTATGTATTTGTAGATCCAATCAGGAAATCCACCAGAGAGCCCTGAGTCTACGAAACTAGGGTTCTTCTTTTTGATAAGATCTAGGTACCATTGAACGCTTTTAGCCTTCGTTTTCACGGGGCAGGTACAGGTATCATACCTTTAACTATGCCTTCGGCAATAGTTCCGAGGGCATCTTTACCGTTATCACTGATACCAGTATCACTGGTTGCATAGCCAAGTATGGCACATGCATTATCAACGACGAGTTCGGTCTCACCTGTGCCAACAACCGTAGATCGGATTTCAGCACAGATCTGTCCATTATCGTGGTAGTACCAGCTGTGTGTGGAGGCACACCCACTTAAGGTGAGTGCGCCAATCACAAACGAGGTTAAGAGTACTCTCATTACAGAGCGTTATCATTTCCAACCGGGTTCTTGCCCCGGAAGAAGTTAACTCCACCGGCATGTCGTGATACAACAATGTAGTCTGTACCAACGGTAGCTCCGTCAATCGCAAGCTCATTACCACTTGAAGTGAGATAGAACGTCGGATCAGCAGTTCCTCGGGCTGCATGCAGGAAAGCTGCATCAACCGCATTCGGAAGCTCAAGATGATCCGAAGTCGCATTTACGATAGTGACGTTACTAATCAGAATCTGAGTACCGTCACGCTGGTCTACAATAGTCTGTTTGGAGGCGAATAGTTTAGCCATTATTTAATCCTCCTTAAAAGTCTAGAGTCTTTGCGCCACCACCTGAACCACCGCCCAGGAAGCGAGCAACAACAAAATAAGTTCCAGCATTGGTAACAGCGTCGATAACGATTTGTTTTACACCGTCATTTGTCTGCCAATCGCCAAAAGACAACCCAGAAGTTCCAGAGGTAAGATTATCAAGAGTAATCCCACCAGAGCCTTCAGAGGTTCTCTGAACTTCAACAGCGGTGCCCGGTGCGCCAACCAACATCTGATCTGTAAGAATAGCGGCACTTACACAACCATCAGAGACATTGATATGAGTATCATCGGTACCATTATGAGAGACCTTATAGATCTCAAAATGGTTCCCGTCTCTTAGGTCAACAGAGGCCTGAGCTGTGGGTATAACTGCAACATCAGCCATATTGTTTCTCCTTTGTTACAATGTTTGTTGCTTTCCAACCACAAGCATCCCACCGTCGGGAAGAAAAAGGTGATTAGATTTGAAATTGTTACATTTGCCGCAGAGTAGTTGGAGGTTTTCTAGACTTCCTTTACCTCCCTGCGAAACAGGGTATATGTGATCGAACTGAAGGTCTTTGCTGGTAGAACAGAGTTGACAGACCTTGTCTCTTTCGAGTACTTGTTTCAGAACGCCCAGAGGGACTCCTGCGTGCCACGCTCTACACTTTAACTTATAATACTCAGGATCAGCTTTGTACCTTTTATACATTCTTGGTCTAGATGCATCTCTTATATATTGTTTGCCTTTTTCAGAGCTGACCCATTTCTTTTGAGCTTTATCGTGAACTGTTTTACCTTTTTTAGTTCGGTAATATTTATAACTAGCTCTATTGTGTATTTCTTTTCCTGCTTCCGTCTGCCTATACGTTAGTACAGCTTTTATCGCACACGGTTTACATTTATATTGAAGTCCATCTTTGGTTGTTTTACGTTTATGGAATTCTGATTTGTTTTTGTTTATGCCACATGTTTTACAATACTTCACTGGATTCTCCCTATGCGTATTACTTGCATATGAGTAGATACTCTACTCTTCCAGTATTATAGCATTTTCTTTTCAAAGTGCAAGTATAGGGCGGGAGCAGAACCCCCGCCCTATGTTTGTGTATGCTTGTTGCACTAATTCCTTAATTAAATCAAGGGCTTAGTACGTTGGCGTAGTCAATCCAGTCAACTTGGCCGTCTGATTGATCATGCGAGCAACATTTTCGCCGTAGTACTTAAGAAGGACCGTAAATGCGTCCTGTCCTGGTACCCAGGCCATGTTTACTCTCTCGTCGATAGACAACGGCCTAACAACGCCACGCTCAATCGCACCAAGGTTCAACTGAAACACTTGATCCGGGAGAGCGGCCCACGAAATTAGCCAAGGACGGCCTTCAAACGTAGTCAGCTCTTGCTGAGCGCCCAACTCTAGTCGCATATCGTTCAACCGACGGAAGGGCAGTGAGATCTCAGTGTAGCGATCATACTGTTCCCAGTTGGAAATCATGGCGAAACCGTCAAGAGATCCAACATCGGTCTCCACCAACAGCTGCCTGCGTAGTCTACGCAGAAGAGCTTCGTCTAGGGCAACAGAGCCAGCGGCAATGACCTTAGACTGGAGGATAGGATATGTAGTTCGAGAAAGGTTGTAGATTGTTCCGGTTGCCGACACGATTGCCGGAAGACCCAAGGCCGAAACCTCAGCAGGTGCAGCCGCTTCAGACTGCTCACCGGAGATATACACACCGTCATCAACAGACGCGGTAACGGCTGCGGAAACGGTGATTTGCTGATTGGCCACGTCCTTAGACGTAACTGTCACAGGGCCATCCTGACGGAGTCCTGTGCCATTGTCTAGAAACACAACAACTTGACCGGCTCTGAACGGACGAGCATCATCAACAGCGACTACAGTCGCAGCTGACGGAGCTGACCGGACATTGGTGACTCGACCCGTGCCGTCTCCACGAAGGAATTCGACTTCGAATCGCGCACCCGCACGCTTGACAGCAGTACTGATAGCATCAGTAATGCCAGCTGCGAATGCGTCTTCTCCACCACGGGCTGAGACTGCCTCAGCCAAACCGGAGAAAGTTACTGTGTGATAGTACTTCTTAGGCCGAACACGCGCTTGCTTGATTTGCTCATTAGACGCGGTCGGGAGAACATTGTCATCCGTAGCACGCCAGCCGCCGCCTGCTTCGTTGCCTTGAATACGAACTGCGAAGTAAGCACCGTCACCCGAGGGGGTGAACTGAGTGTTTTCTCGGAGCTGCGTATAGATAGGCGCTGAAAGCTGCTGCATCTGAGCAATAAAGTCAACGATGTATCGGCGAAGAAGCATGTCACCCAACGTATTAAATGTTACCATTGGTAGCTCCTTTCGCTATGCGGCTACCGACCGTGGGTTACTCTGATGATCTTAGCTAGAGCTGCATTAAAGTCTTCTTCGGGTTCGACAGGCTCAAACTTAGGTCTGAATCCTGGCTTTGTCTCAGATTGTTTAACAGCGCCCCAGTCTTTTCCCATCTCTGCTTCCAACTCCTGCTCTGGAGTTTGGCTGGTCTCCGCTTCGGGTGTTAACTCTTCAACTTCTTCTTGAGAAAGCAGCGCACCACGAGGGGTACCGTACCTATCCACTACAGCTTGGAAGTCCGCAGTAAGGGTCTCTGCCAGATTGTCCGGGTTTGCCACTGCGGCATCCCAGTCCATTTTCTCTGTCCAGAGGTCCGTAATTACATTACGGTCTTCATCATTGTATTGTTCAGGTAACTGTGCCAATAGCTTATCGGCGATGACATCGGCTTTAGCGACCAAGTTTTCAGCCTGTTGAGTAGCCTGCGAGTCTGCCACTTCTTCACGAGTTGTTTTAAGCAACTCTTTGGCCTTGACTAGCGCATCTTCAGGTGTAGTCTTGCCCTCATCAACTTCTACATCAATTCCCCTAAGTTTGGCATCAATCGCTTCAATGTGAGCGGTCATCGCCGGGTCATTTATGTAGCTCTTAATCTCATTAAGAGTATCGACGTCTTCACTTTTAGCTATTAGCTGATCTGACAGTTCAACCTGCTTGGCTTGAGCCTCAGCAAGCTGTTGAGTGAGTAAATCTCCAGAGGCCTTAGCGTCCTTCAAAGCCTCATTCACTTCATTAAAACGAGATTGAGGAATACGGTTTTCACCTTTTTCCTCGGTCTCTTCTGTCAGTTCTACTTTCTCTTCTGTGGTGGATGACTCCTCAGTAGCGGCCTCAGCTAATTTCTCTTCGACCTCTTTATTTACATCCGTAGTTCCATCTGCCATTACGCATCTCCTTTAACGACTGGGTATGTCGGATTAGAAGCATCTTCTACGTGGGAGAGCGGGCCACAACGGAGCTAACTCCGGCAAGATACTTCGCACTCTCTCTATTAATTATAGGAATTTACTTATGAATGTGCAAGTATTCCTGTAAAGTGTGGCCGCAGCAGGGTTAGGAGGGAGAACAAATCCCCACTACGGCCTCTCGTAGGTAAGTTCTACGAGTTTTATCAGGTCGCTTAACCCTTAATTATCTATTTGATCAAGTAACTTCTTGGTGTGAGAACCCAAACCACTTCTACCTTGTCGGGCTCCACGTTCTAGATCTCCTTCACCAGCAGCGCGATTAACGGCCTCTTTGGCATCAGCCTCTTTCTTCTTCTTAGCCTCTGCTTCCGCAGCCCATCTTTCCATAATAGCCGCAGCTTCGTCTAGTGCAGATCTTTCTTCACCCATTTTATTCTCCTTATCTACCGGTCATCCGGTTTCTAACCTCATCTGCTACCGTTTTAACACCCGTATTCTCAGATTCTGTGTCGAGACCGAGCCCTGTCTTTGGGACGTTGGGTGTGTTATATTCTGTAGTCTGATCTAGCCCCATCCTCTCAGAGAGGGGGGAGAGAAGACCTCGCTTCTTCTTTTTAGGGTCTTGTTCTATCATAGATTAATCGTGTTGGGTAAAAGGTTTGCAGAAAACATAGGATTATCAAACCCTGTTGTGTTACTCCCCAGGTTACCGAGTTTCCTCGATCTGATCCTATCTCTAATTCTATCTCCTACGTTACTCACAGTAGGAGTAGTAGTGTCAGTGGCGTTAGACTCGTTCACACTGCTTTTAACTATCCCAGCACCAGGTGTCGTTTTCTTTTCTATAGAGCTTTTATTACCACGTCTGGCTCGGGCAGCTTCAATATAAGCGTCGTATTTATCCTTATCCAGACCTCTAGCTGTAATTATCTTTTTAGATCTTTTATCTTTCTCACTAAGTTCACCCCTTGCATGAGCTGATTTAGCGGCTGCTCTAGTGGCTACTCCTATTGCAGAAGGGTCCGCAGATGTGGGTGCGATACCGTGTTCTACTTTCCATTTTTCACGTTCATCTTCAGTCATCCGGGAATAACCGGCTTTACCTTTAGCGCCACTACCTGTGGCTTCGTTGAAAGACTTCGTTAGATCCGCTAACTCTCTCTCTTTCTTGCCAAAAGCTGGCTTATGTTTGACCGGTCCATAGACAGATTTATACGCTGAAGGTCTGTAATCATTATATTTGTAAGCTTGAGCCATACCTTACTTTTCCTTAGTGTGATCCATCTTCATGTATTCTTTATAAGACATGTGGTTTTTACCTTTCACGCCCTTGCTCTTCTTCATATATTTCATATACTCGCCGTACTTGTTGTGCTTCTTAATAGCCTCTTTAGCTTTACCGTGTGCTTTACCGTGCATTTTAATTCTCCTTTTACTTCCATTTACCGTTCTTTTTATGGAGTTTCTTAGCTTCTATCACCTTGTTGGTCTTCGCACTGAAGGCCAATCGAATCTTCTTCTTGACTCCATCCTTGATAATTGTTTTTACCCTGTAACGAGTTCCTTCAGAAAGAGGCATTATACGTCCCTTAGACCGAAGGTTTTTATAACATCTTTTTTATCTCGTGCTTTTATAAGCCGTGTAAGAATCTTTTTCTTTTGTTGCGCTACTTTATATGCTTCCTTAGCGTGACGTGTAACGGTTGCTCGGTCAATGTTTCCGTACTTCTTCTCAGACGCAGCCTTCTCCTGCTTGGCTTCTCGCTTGGAGGTATACGCTCCTTCAACCTGCTTACCGAGTTTCTTGAGTGCAGGAATAGTAAACTCTTTACCTACCTTATAAGTGAGGTACGCAGGAAGCGCTACTTTAAATACAGCTCCAGATGCAACCTTACCA